TTTTGTGGACCGACAAATAAACCCTACGCTAAAGCTTTGGCCTATTCCTGAAAACAGCACGGACGTGGTTGTTGTGGATAAGCTGATGCGTATGGATGATGCAGACACGCAAACTAACACATTGGAAATACCTTTTCGGTTTTACCCTTGTTTAGCTGCGGGTTTAGCCTATTACTTAGCGATTAAGCGCGCACCTGACAGGGTTCAGCTACTTAAAGCGGTATATGAAGAAGAGTTTGAGCGTGCGGCTTCTGAAGATAGAGACCGTGCGTCTTTTAATGTTCAACCTACGTTGGCGTATTCAAGGAATCAATAGTGGGCCGGTTTGCATCTGGAAAGTTTGCTTATGGCATTTCAGATCGTTCTGGGTTTCGTTACAAGCTTAACGCGATGAAACGAGAATGGACAGGCATGCTTGTCGGTCCAGATGAGTTTGAAACAAAACAGCCCCAGCTAGAGCCGCGTAGAAAAGTATCTGACCCAGAGGCTTTGCATAATCCAAGGCCAGATAGGGTAGAACCTTTAACAGTTAATGTTGGTGTTCCTTTAATTGAAGGCCCCGCATTTAGACCTTTGTTAGCAAATGGTCAAGTGGGTAATGTAACGGTGACAACCTCATGAGTTTTACTTACGCAGAACTTAAACAAGCCATACAGGATTACACCGAAAACGACGAAACCACTTTCGTCAATAACTTACCTGTGTTTATTCGGCAGGCAGAAGAGCGCATTCTTAAGAATGTACAGTTGAATTTGTTCCGTAAAAATGTAACTGGAACAATGACTTCGGGCAATAAATACTTAGCCGTGCCGTCTGATTTTTTAGCACCGTTTTCGCTGTCTTTTACAGACAGTAACAGCGAGCATCAGTTTCTTTTGTTTAAAGATGTGGACTATGTTCAGTCTTTTAATCCAAACCCGGCTACTACAGGAGAGCCTAGATTCTATGCCGTCTTTGATGTGGATAATTTCATTTTGGGTCCTACCCCAAATGCCTCTTCTACCGTCGAACTGCACTATTTCTACCGTCCTGTTAGCCTAACTGCCGGAAGTGATTCGGGCACGACATGGCTTAGTGAAAACGCTGAGTTGGCTATGCTGTATGGATGTCTAATTGAAGCGTACACCTTTATGAAAGGTGAGCAGGATATGCAGGCCTTGTATCAGCAGCGCTTTGCTGAAGCCATTGCAGGCTTGAAGCAGTTTGGTGAAGCTAAAGAAACCACCGATGAATATCGAGTCGGAAGAGTGATGAGGCCTAAACAATGATGTCCTTGAAGGCAGAAATGCCAAATACTTTTAAGGTAGATGTTCAAACCACCAGTTACCGAGGCTTTACTCCAGAAGAGATTGCACAGCGATGCGCGGACAAAATAGTCCAAGTGTCGGATACTGCACCACCACCCATTCGCGATCAGGCGCATGCTTTTAAAAAAGAAGTCGCTAACACCATAGCTTTTTATATGCATGAAGCTGTTAAAAGTGACAGAACCACACTATATAATGCTTTAGTTGATGCAGGGCATCCAAAACTTGCCGAGATGATTAGGAGATTCTGACATGGCTTTTTCTGGAAACTTTATGTGCACCAGTTTTAAGAAGGAGCTTCTTGAAGCCGTGCATAATTTCAAAAACTCAGGAGGCAGCACATTTAAGCTGGCTTTGTACACAAACAGTGCGTCATTTGACGCAAGCACTACGGCGTATACTGCTACCAATGAGGTTTCGGGTACAGGTTATTCTGCTGGAGGTGGTACGCTTACACGAGTAGACCCTAGCTCTTCGGGTACTACAGCCTTGACTGACTTCGCCGATCTTACGTTTTCCAGTGCAACTATCACGGCACGTGGAGCGCTAATTTATAACGACAGTGCCACGGGAGACCCTTCGGTAGTCGTTCTTGATTTTGGCGCAGATAAGACATCTACCGCTGGCGATTTTACTATCGTATTTCCTACGGCAGACGCGAGTAACGCTATTATTCGGATCGCCTAGCGATGACTGACGTAACCGTCCCATTTTCCGGTTGGGGCCGGGGGACGTGGGGTCAACTTGCGTTCGGCGAAGGTTCGGTTACAAATGACGGGGCAACTGGTCAGGTTGGCTCCGTCACTATCACGGCTGATGCCAATGTATCCGTAACGGGTTTAGAAGCTACCGGTGCTGTAGGTAGCGTAACCGTCACTGCCGATGCAAACACTTTTGTAACGGGCTTAGAAGCTACTGGTACTGTAGGTAGTGTTTCTGTTACAGGAAAAGCCAATGTATCTGTAACGGGTTTAGAGGGCACAGGCTCTGTTGGCAGTGCTACTGTCACGGCGGATGCAAACACTTCTGTAACGGGTTTAGAGGGCACAGGCTCTGTAGGTAGCGTAACGGTTACCGCGGATGCGAATGTTTCCGTAACAGGTCTAGAGGCCACGGGAGCCGTCGGTTCAACTACCGTAGTTGGTGAAGCCAATGTTTTCGTAACAGGCCTAGAGGCCACGGGGGCCGTCGGCACTGTAACCGCGCAAGCTAATGCGGACGTACCTGTAACGGGCTTAGAAGCCACTGGACAAGTTACACCGGTACTGGTATGGAGCAGGATTGTCCCCTCTCAGGATCCAAGTTACACTACCGAAGTTCCCTCTTCTAGTCCGGCATGGGGTGAAATAAGCCCTTCTCATACGCCAAGTTGGAGTGAAGCAAGTGGGACAACAACGTCGTGGGTTGAAACAACTCCTTCCCAGACGCCTAATTGGGATGATATAGCAGCATAGGACTGAGCGATGCCTTCTACTTATACGACAAACAACGGTATTGAATTAATCGCCACAGGCGAACAATCCGGAACGTGGGGAACCACGACAAACACAAATTTAGAGCTACTTGATGCCAGTTTGGATGGTCAAGTCACTATTACGCTGACAAGCGCGGGAACGTCAGGTTCGCCTAATGATCTTCCTGTAACTAATGGCTCGGCTTCTAATGGTCGTAATCGCGTAGTTATTTTTAATGATGGCGCGGATTTAGGTGCAACGGCGTATGTTCAGCTTACCCCTAACGATGCTGAAAAAATTGTTTACATCCGCAACAGCCTTAGCGGATCGAGAGACATTATTGTTTTTCAAGGCACGTATAACGCGTCAAATGATTATGTAGTCCCTAATGGCACCACAGCAGTTGTTTTCTTTGATGGCGCTGGTACAGGTGCCGTAGCGGCTAACTTATTTAACAACGCGGCTTTTGATGCTCTGCAGCTTGGCACTAGCGATGTTTCGGTCAATAAGATTCTTGACCAAGATGACATGTCTGGAAATGATGCATCAGCACTCGCCACCCAACAGTCGATCAAAGCGTATGTAGATTCTCAGGTTGGTACAGTCGATACGCTGGCCGAGGTTCTTGCTAATGGCAACACCACAGGCGGCACAGACCTTTCGGTCTCGTCAGGCGACGACATCACTTTTGCTGATAACTCAAAAGCTATCTTCGGTGCTGGCTCTGACCTACAGATTTATCACACAGGGTCGTCGAGTATTATTAGAGATTCTGGTACTGGTAATCTTTCTATCCAAGCTGAAGACTTTGCAGTTCAATCTTCTGACGGAAGCGCAACGCATATTTTTGTAGATGCAAGCTCTGGGTATACAGCCTTGAACTTTGGAGGCTCTACTAAACTTAACACTTCCTCTACAGGCATCGACGTAACGGGTATTACTTCTACAGACACGCTTGGTGTTGGCGTATCGTCTGCATCTAATACTGTGCACATTAAAAGCTCAAATCCAACCATTCGATTAGAAGACAGCGATGGTTCAGGCGCAGGTATTGCTCAAGTTCAAAATACAGCCGCTGGAAACTTACGTTTAATTGCTGACCCAAACAATGATGCTTCTAGTTCTACCATTGAGTTTGAAATAGACGGCTCTGAATATATGCGTCTTACAAGCGCAGGACGGTTAGGTCTGGGGACTACTTCGCCTAGAACAAAGCTACACGTTTCTGGTTTAACAGGGGACGATGACCCCGCACTGGCCTCTTCAACAGCACCAGTATTTATAAGCAACACTGCTAACTCCTATGGTTTAAATATTGGCGTAAATAACGCAGGCACTAG